TTGGTGTTACATATTCTGAAGAAGAGTATTTAGGATTAAGACTTGCAGATGGTATGTATGAAGAAGGTAATAAACCTTATCTTATGGGTTTTGGTGAAGCAAAAAAGATAAAATCAAATATTGCTCAATTAGTTCATCAAGCTGATATGATTGCAACACGATTTGAAATGGAACGTTATATGTTTGGTGAAGATGCTAATATACCATATGCTAAAATATTAGGTGTTGAAGTCGAACAATCTGTTGAAGAAAACGTAGAAGAAGTAGTTGAGACTAAAAAGAAAAAACCTAATGTAGATAAAGATTACAAAAATCAATTATTTGAAGATTTATTTGGAGATAAAAAATGACACCAATAGAAATATTATTAGCTGTCTTTCTACTTACAAGTGTATCGGCAAATGTAATTCAACTAAGAAGACAAGAAACTTTAGAATCTTGGTTTGAAGAAATGTCAACAGACTTAAACGAAGTACAATCAGAAATTAAAACTATTGACGAAAAGGAATGGTTTGAAACTGATGACGAAGTAGGAGATACTTTTAAAAGATTAAAAGAAACAATTAACAAATTAGATAAATTCACAGGAGCTGAAGATGCCAAAGAAGCGTAGAAAAAAGAGTAAAATGTATTTTGGTCAAAAGACACAAGATGCTATAGTAGAATACAATAGTATGGAACCGTGTCCTGAAAGAGATAAAATTTTTCACGAAAGTATTTATTTTCCAATTAGAAAGATTGCAGAAAACTTAATACACACTTATAAATTCTATTATTTTCCTGATGGTTCTGAAGAAGTTATAGATGAAGTTGTAGCTAATATGGTTATAAATATGGATAAATATAATCCTGAAAAAGGAAAAGCTTTTAGTTATTTTTCTGTTATGGCTAAAAATTATCTCATTTTAAATAATAATAAAAATTATAAGATGGGTAAAATACACGACCAAATAGATGTTATGGACTTCAATAGAAATCCATCAGCTGAAAATTCTTTAAGAGATGGTAAGTCTTTTAAACTTGAAGTATTTGAACAAATGTTTGAATATTGGGATAATAATTTATTTAAAGTCTTTAAAAAGAAAAAAGATATTGCTGTAGTTGATGCTCTTTTATATCTTATGAAACATAATAAAAATATTGAGAACTTTAATAAAAAAGCTCTTTATATTTTAATTCGTGAGATGAGTGGTTCTAATACTCAACACATAACACGTGTTATAAATACTATGAAGAAGAAACATAATAACTTAATTCGTGACTTTAGAGATAAAGGAATAGCATTTAAACACAATATAACAGGTTCCGTTTACGTTTAATTTTGTATCTTTCTTAGTTAATATATATTTATTATTAACTAAGGAACATACATATGTCAGATTCTTATGAAGTTTTTGAGGGCAAATCCTTATCGGATGTCTTCAAAGATATCTATAACAATTCGGAAAGTAATAAAAAACAGATAGAGGTTCTGATGAAGGACCTCTTGAAGTTTGTCACAGATACTGCATCTGCCGTTGCTCTTGTACCTATACTAAAAGATTATCTTGAAGTATCAGTAAAGAATGATGAACAACTAATCAAGGTTGCTGCAATCGTACAGAAACTTGCGAGTGCTGAAGCTAAAGGTTCAGATAATGAGTTTGGTCTAAGTGAACTTGAAAAAGAACAACTTATGTCAGGCTTAACTGATACCATTCAAGAAATACAAGAAGAGAGTGATAGGATAAGTGAGGAAATAGATAGCAAACAATCTACATTTCCTGAAGGGTAATTATGAGTGACCAACATTCCGGTGGATTATTAAATTTTAACAAGTCTTATAAGTTTATAAAGGACATTGTACGGGAAATTATGGATGGTGAACCTGCACCCGAGTCTAAAGTTCCTTATGCAAGTGTTTATGGTGAAAACGATATAACAGACCCGGAAGGAAAAGTAACCACTAAAAATTTTAAACAAAGTGGTAATAAGAAAAATATTAAACCATCATCGATGCACTTCATATCGGTACCTGCTTCTAAAGAAGTTGTACCTCTATTTAATTATTCTGATGAACAATACTATGGGCCTCCTTTACCAATATTTGATTCATTAGTTAATAGTTCACAAACCGTTCCTGTTTCTACACGAACTTTTAGACCTAATTTACAAATTAATCCAATTCAATTAACTCCTGGTGATGTTGTTGTGCAGGGTAGATATGGTCACGCTATGACTTTTAGTGATGCAAACTTTCGTGGAAAACCAACAATAAGAATATCTAATAATCATAGGTCACGAGGCTATGATGAAATGAAAGTATTTAATGCTGATGTTCCTGTATTAGAAGATGCAACTAATGTATCACCAAGAGTTCCAATATTTCCCGACCCAAATGTTGATGGTAGTTCTATCTATTTATTATCAGGTGGTACATCACCCAACATTGATTTAGAATCAGAACTTGTTTTAGCTCGTAATGATAGATTTAATAAATATCACGATAATGTATTAAATTCTCGTGGAGATACAGATGGAGAAATTAAAACACCTGCATTTTTTCATAAAGATGTTACGGTAGAAGATAGTTTGTTACTTAGTTCTGATTCAATTTTTCTATATACAAAAGGTCTAAATAATAACGGAGGTAAAGATATTAGTATGTTGGCTTCAGGAAATGTAAAGATAAATTCATATAATAATATAGTATTGACCGTACCTGAAGTAAAATATCCTGATGCAGTTGATAAAACATATAGTGGTACTATACGATTAGGTTCTAACGCATCTATCTCAGACTTAGCAAATGGAGAAATGCAACCAGCAATACGAGGAAATTCATATAAACAAACAATAACCGATATATTAGACTTGTTAGAATTATTATCAGATAATCTTGCATCGTTAGCAGGTGGCGGTATAGCAGTAGATAAAAATGGTAATTCTATTGAAGGGGGTTTTGATGTGATGAAAAAATTATTAGATGGTAATATTCAAAGTGTTAGAAAAAAACTTGATTTAGATTTAGCTAAAAAGGTATACGTGTCGTAATGGGTATGTTAACAAAACCAATAACTGAAAAGGTTATGGCTCCTATTGACTCTATGAGAAGTTATAGAGATGACAAAATAACTAAATATGAGGAAGAAGCAGACAAAGGCGTAATGCCTCCTAATATCGATAAAGATATTAAGAAGATGCAAAAGATAAAGGATTTTGCTGAGAAGATACCACCATTACTTAGAACAATAGAAAACACTATATTAGCTATAGAGACAGCAAAACGAATTGCAGAGGCAGCAAGAGATGCAGGTATAATAGGTAGTGCATTAGTTCCACCAGCAGCTGCTGCAGGAGTATTACAAAATAAAATTATAGAAAAGGTAAAAGAGGAGCTATCGGCTGCTAAGGCAGAATTACCTTTTGTAAAGATACTTATTGATGAGTTGAAAAAAACTGCTTTTGCTATAATATTGGCACTTTTAGCTATTAAGTTAACTGCAGCCAAAAAAGGTGGTGGTTCGGGAGATGAATCTTTAGATGATATACAAGATGATTTAGATTCAGCTATGGAAGAGGCTAATGTCGATGGAGATGGTGAAGACCTTCTTGGTGGAACAGGAGTTGAAAGAATTACAAGAACAACTACCGTAAGTGGTACCACTACATCAGGTGGTGTTGGTGGAGGTAGTTCCGGTGGAGGAGGCTCCGGCGGAGGCGGTGGAGGATATTAACATACAGGAGTTAAAATGAAGTCAAATCAATTAAAGAAAATAATCAATACATTAGTTCGTGAAGAAGTCAAAAAACAACTCGGCGAGATATTTATTAATGAAATTAAGTCTAAAAGGTCTACGCCAATTCAAGAGTCTGTTGAGACATCAGAGTACCCAAAGTTAGGTGGTAAAACTTTCACGACAAATGATATGGCTGATTTATTAGGCTATGGTGATATGATGCCAAATAAAGGAAAAGGTATGTCAAATAAAGGTGTTGCAGAAATAGCACAAAAGGCAGGAGTTTCTCCTGACCAAGTAGACCCTGATGTACAAAAGGCTATCACTAAAGATTATCGTGAACTTATGAGTAAAATGAATCTGAAAAAATGAGTGTAAGAGACATAGACTTAGACCCAAATAAATCTTTTGGTATTGGATTTCCATTAGACTATGATAGAGATAGTTATGGCTTCTTTAAGAGAAATGAAAAATATTATCAACAATTACAAGATAATATTAGAAATCTTTTGATGACAAAATTAGGAGAAAGACCTGGAAACGAAGAGTTTGGATGTCGTATACACAATATAGTGTTTGAACAAAATGAACCCGAGATTTTACAATCACAAGTCTTTGAAGCAATAGAAGAGGCTCTTAATCGATGGTTACCATTCGTAACATTAGAAAATGTAGAATTATCTGCAGCAGGAAATAGATTAAATGCATTAGCAACATTTAGTTCTGATTTTAATGATGAGATAATATTGACATTAGAATTAGGTGTACCACCTGAAGGAGTTCCTGATGACATATTAACAGCTGGTGCTGGTGGATACTAAGGAGAAATAAATGCCACAACACGTGAAACAAAAAGAAGTTAAATATTTAAATAAAGACTTTAATTCATTTAAAGCAGCCTTAATAGAACACGCAAAAACTTATTTTCCTGATTCATATAATGACTTCAATGAATCATCACCTGGTATGATGTTTATTGAAATGGCATCTTATGTTGGGGATGTTCTTTCATATTATATAGATAATCAATTTAAAGAATCATTATTAGCTTATGCTGAAGAAACTAAAAGTGTTTATCAAATTGCACAAGCTATGGGATATAAACCAAGAATAGTTAGTTCTGCTGTAGCAGACGTTGATGTATTACATACCGTTCCTGCAAAAGGTTCAGGAGCAACTAATGCTCCTAATCTTGATTATGGTGTAATCTTACAAGAGGGTACAGAATTAAAATCTACTTCAGGTATATCTTTTTATTTAACTGAAGATGTAAACTTTCAATTTTCTTCAAGTGCATCTCCTGTTGATATTAGTGTTTTTGAAAGTAGTGCAGGTAATCCTACAACTTATCTACTTAAAAAAACCGTATCTGCCGTTTCAGGACAACAATCAACAGAAAGATTTTCTTTTAGTGCAGGTAAAAGGTATGATAAAATAAGATTAGCACAAAGTCAAGTTACTGAAATAGTTTCTTGCACAGATAGTGATGGTAATAGTTGGTATGAGGTTCCTTTTTTAGCACAAGACACCGTATTTATAGAATCTAATAATACTGCTGATTTAAGTCCTGAAGATTCTCAATTTTCTGATAAAGCACCATATTTGTTAAAATTAAAAAAGACTTCACGTAGATTTACCACATACATAACAGCAGATGGTAGAACAGAACTAAGATTTGGTGCAGGTATTAGTGATAATCCTGATGAAGAGATTATACCTAATCCTGATAATGTTGGTTCAAGTTTACCACATGGTGTTTCACAAATTGATAGAGCATTTGACCCAAGTAATTTTTTAAATACACGTGCATATGGACTTGCACCTGCTAATACTACATTAACCATAGTATATAGATATGGTGGAGGACTCAATCATAATGTGTCTTCAAATACAATTAATAAAATTACAAATCCTGTATTTGGTCCTGCTAAGGATGGACTTTCACAACCATTGATACAGGCTTCTCGTGACTCAGTTGCAGTTACAAATCCAAAAGGTGCTGTAGGTGGTAAAGGAGGAGAAAACGTTATTGAAGTTAAAAATAACGCTCTTGCATATTTTCAAGCTCAAGGTAGAACGATAACAAAAGAAGATTATATGATGAGAGCTATGACAATGCCAGCAAGATTTGGTAGTATTGCAAAAGTTTATATCGTACAAGATGAACAGATACAAGCAGGTAAAGACCTTGACCCTAATACGGCAGGAAATGCTGGTAAAAAATTGCCAACAGCAAATACAAGAGTTGCTAATCCATTGGCACTAAATTTTTATTGTTTAGGTTATGGTGCAACTAAAAAATTAATAACTTTGAATAATGTAGTGAAGAGAAATCTTGCAACATATTTGAGTTTATACAGACCCGTTACAGATGCTATACAAATAAAAGACGCTTATGTAATTAATATAGGAGTAAGATTTAGTATTATAGTTAGAGCAGGATATAACAAACAAGAAGTTATGCTTAGATGTATGGATGAAGTTAAGTTGTTTTTTGCTCCTGATAAATGGCAAATAAATCAACCTATTGTATTACAAGATTTAATTAGAGATATAACATTAGTAGATGGAGTTAGTTCAGTGGTTCCTCCATTACAAGATAATCCTGATAAATTACCACTTATAATTTTTAATCGTTATGAAAAGAACAGAGGTTATTCGGGTAATATTTACGATATTGGTTCTGCTACAAAAGATGGTATAATTTACACATCGTTAGACCCAAGTATATTTGAACTTAAATTTCCAAGTGTCGATGTACAAGCAAATGTTGTTGCTGATTCATCTACAGGTGCTGGATATTAGGAGTAACTAATGCATATATTTACATACGCTACAGAAGATGCAACTCTTTACGAAGCAAGTCAATCACGTAATTATGGTTTAGATGAAATTCTCGAAGTAAGAAAAGACGTAGACGATGCAGGTGTTGGAGTTGATGTATCAAGAATTTTAGTAAAATTTGATTTAACACATATTAGTCAAAGTGTAGTAGATGCAAATGTAACTGCAAGTGCTAAATATTATTTAAATCTGTATGATGCAGGTTCAGAAGGACTATCTACAACTCAAGAACTTTACGCATATCCTGTTAGTCAAAGTTGGGTAATGGGTAGAGGTAAATCTACAAGTAACCCTGTTGTTGAAGAAGGTGTTAGTTGGGGATATAGAACAGGTAAAAACGAAGAGACTTTTTGGACTTCAAGTGTTGCTGATACAGGTGGTACTTGGTTTGAAACTACAGGTCATATAGGAGAACAAACTTTCGTACATACCGATACTGAACACGATATGAGAATGGATGTAACTGATATAGTTAATAAATGGCTACATAGTACAATAGATAATAATGGTTTTATTTTAAAACGTTCAGGTTCTGTTGGTAACGATGATATTGCAACTGATGAAGGTTCAAGTACACAATTAGGAAATTTTAAATTTTTTTCTCGTGATACACATACTATTTATAGTCCAAGATTAGAAGCAGTTTGGGACTCATCTGTTTGGTCTACAGGAAGTTTAAGTGATTTAAATGCAAGAGATTTAGAAGACGTACAAATTTATAGTCCAAATTTAAAAGAAAGATATACTACATCGTTTGATGGTAAACTTAGAATTGTTGGTAGACCTTCATATCCATTATTAACTAATTCACCAACAGCATCTGCATACAATGTAGTAAAGTATTTACCATCAGGTTCACAATTTAGTATTCAAGATAATTTTACTGAAGACGTTATTATACCTTTTGGTACAGGTTCAAAGATTTCGTGTGACTCACGTGGTAACTACATAGACCTTAATACTACAGGTCTACAAAGTCAACGTGAATATAAGTTATTAATCAAAGTCGTTAGTGGTTCATATAGTGGAAGTTCAGGAACTGATACTGAAATAGTAGATAACAACTTTACATTTTTTGTAAAATAATGCCATATACAGAAGAACAATTACAAAACAACGAGTATTTTCAAAATCTAAAACTCGAAGCAAAAAGAGAATATGAAGATGAGTTTAATGATGCTCTTAATTCATTTGCAGTTTCGGGTTCTATGGAAGGTAATAAACAATTACTAAGAGCAGGAAATCATCCACAAGGGGCTATACAAAGTTATGAAGACCCTGAAACAGGTTCAGCACAAGACCATCCAAATACTTGGATAAAAATATCAAGAAAGCAAGATAAGTTGAAACGTGGAGAAGCACTTGCTGAAGTATTAGACAGAGACTTTTTGGAGTTAACATAATGGCAAGTAA